GCTGAAAGCACAATCCTGTTCTCCAGCAATGCTTGAACAGGTCTGCCATGCATCGTCCCCTGACGACTGCACAGCGCCCGCCCCGCGTAAACCCTCCCAGGTTGCGGGGCACACTCCTTCCTGCTGTCTTCGGACCAGCAGGTTGGAAAGAGAGGCCATCTCGAACGGTCTCAGGGTTATTAGGTGTCGGTTTGCTTTGCCGCATTCCGAGCTACCTGACCTGGACCGTGAGAGTCTTGACAAGTTCCTCTCTTATCTCCTCCGGACTGGCGAAGTTCGCCCACGGGTCCCGTTCCCTTTACGTCAATCAGGGTTCGACGACCGTGGCTTCGCCCGTCTTCAGCGCTTGTCACGTCGACACCGCTGGGAGTTTGCTCTTTCAGTTTCGTCACTGAAGAGGTCACTCCCTGACGAGCGGTGCGTGCACCTGCGCGCTCCTTCCGCACACGAGCAATGGGCTGCTCGTGTTTCCTCTCCCCCCCCCTATCAACTCCCCCCCGACTACCTCGCCTTTGTTCGTCGCGAGGTTCGTCGGCTGTTCCCTTACGGCTGGGATCGTAACTACGAGCGTGAGGTCCACGCGTTCGTACCCAAGCCGTCAGCCCGCATGGAGACTGGCGTCACTGGACGCCTCGGAGTCTCCCTGCGTGGTGGTGCAAAGGGATTCAGTCGGGACTGCCTTGTCGGGGGCTCCTATTACGAGGAGCCCCTCAGGGCACGGTACAAGGAGGTCCATTCCGCCGGAAAAATCCGGCCCCTGGCGATCTTTGATTCTCGCATAGATCTCCTGGGTCCACTCCATAAGACCATTTATGGTTTCTTGCGGAGGAAGGAATGGCTCCTTGTCGGTCCACCGACTGAGGAGTTGATTGCCCGTACCTGCGTCAACGAATGGCAAACTTCCGTTGACCTGGTTGGAGCATCCGACGGCCTCTCTCTTGAGGTCGCCGAGGCCATCCTCGGGGCTCTCCTCGCCAAGGCGAAGAGTGTGCCTGGTCCTGTTCGTGCGCTGGCTTGCAACAGCCTTCGCCCGATCGTACAGGTCGGCAAAGCCCCGGTGGAGGTGCTCCACGGGCAGATGATGGGGGCCTACCTCTGCTTCCCGCTTTTGTGCTTGCAGTCGTACTTAGCAGCACGCTGGGCCACTCGTGGCCTTAAAGCGGGACTTCTCATTAACGGTGACGACTGTTTAATTTCTTCGTCACGCCCTGTCCTTCCTGACGATTACCCTCCCGGGTTCGTCATGAATCAACTTAAGACAATCAGGGCTAGGGACATTGCTGACGTAAACAGCACCTTGTTCCTCCGTTGCCGAGGCAAGTGGAAAGAGATCCACCACTTGCGCAGAGGTAGTTTTCTTACCGACTGGTCCGGGATGATGCACGCCGCTGCGGCTGTGCGTCGTCGTCCCGCCTGGAGTGACGCCTTTGTGCGCTCCAGGGTCGGTAAGAGTTGGGGATTTTTGCCGTCGCAGCTTTCTCTCCACCCGCTTTCACGGGCGTCTTGGGTTAGAGAAAGGGTCATGATGAGGAGGCGGTTCTTTACGGAACTGCCGTGTCCATCTCCTGTGGACGTCCCCGGATTGACCGTGCGTCCTGGTCCTATGCCGACAGGTGAGAAACTGTCGGTTGCCTATTTTATCAAGGACCAGGCTCCTGCGATGACAAGTGAGGATGCTGCCCGACTGTCGAAGTTCAAGCCTTCGATCGGGCAAGTGCGGAGATCCTACGGTTACCGTAAGGGTGAGACCCGCCAACTCGGGTCTTTTAAGGCCAGCTTAAGCTGGCGCCCTGACGTTGCACTGCGGTACCGTAGGAAGGCACGAGAGACACATTGTGTTGTCGATGATGTGCTCTCGTGGGAGGAGGTGAGAGGGGTCAACCTTCTTAAGACTGTAACGGTCTTAGAAGATTGAGGTGTCCGCCTCTCAGGTGGGGGGGACCGTCTATGACGGTGACGCGGGGCTACTTGCGTAGCTTGCGTGGCTCTTGGGAATGGAGGTACGGTCCTCGAGTTTTGGCTCACCGGCGAAAGGCCAGGTGAAGTGTCGCTCGAGTATGGAGAATGGCTGCAATGCCTTAACCGTTCAACCACCGCAGATGGACGAGGTCGTGTCGATGAGGAGTAGGAGCCCTAGTATAGCACTAGGCGCAAACCCCTCCGGGAGGCGACGACCCTTACCTGCGGTTCCCCTGAGGCGCGTCTGTTACCCCTGTAGCAGGCCCCCCCTCTTGGCTAATGATCGTCCGTGCTCTGTAAAGCCGG